TCTACAACTGTCATACCCTCTACAGGTACTTTATGCTCATAAGTAGCGTTATTGTTTCTTAAACTTGACATAAACAATTCTTGTGCTTGTTTTATAGTATCTTCTGTAAAAAACACAATATATTTTTCGTCTTTTTCTTGATCGTATCTTGGTATTTCTTTGTTAGGTATTAGTACAGCTCCTACTAAAGTTTTTTGCTCTTCATCTAATTTAGCTAATGTTAAAAATTGGTCTTTATTAAAAAATACCCAATTTTCCTCTATAGCAGGAAACTCTACTAAACTTATAGCTTCTACACCAAACCTTTCTTCTTGTTCATCAATAATTAGTTCTACTTTTTTTAGTTTTTCTTTGCTCATACTAATAAATATAAATTGTTTAAAATTGTTTATAACGTTGCTTGTAAATTCAGATCATTCTGTAAAGCCTGACTACTACTAACATCACTTTCTACTACAAAGGCTTGTACAGGTGGTGGGTCTGCTGTTATTGTTCCAAATGTAGGTGCTACAGGTACAGTGTCCTCTATACCTGCACCTGCGTCAATAGTTGGTGCTGTACCCCCACCACTTTCACCTGGTATATTAGTTTGTAATATATTTCTAACATTAGCTAAACCCTGTGCTATAATACCCACTGCTGATATAGTTCCAAATAAACCACCTTGTGCTAAAGCTTTGGTTGCCCCTGCGTAAGTGTCCATAGTAGCTTGTGCTACAGCTATTCCTTTTCCTACTTTTGTTTCTGCTCCTATTAATGCTGTAATACTAGTTAAAGCACTACCAATTATTGCTCTTTTTTGGTCTTGTAATTCTTCTTCTACTTTGTTTCTTTTTTTTCCTGCGTCTGCTTCAATTTTACTTATTGTTTCTTCTAACTTTTTTTTATCAGATATTGTTCTTATTGCTAATTTTTTTCTAGCTTCTTCTTCTTGATTTATTTGTTCTATTTGTAATTCAAAATTATCTTTAAATATTTGGTCTAATTGATTTAAATTATCAATTCTTTCTTGGTCTAAAGCATTTCTTTGTTCACCACTTTCTTTATCTAAAGTTGTTCTTCTTTTTTCTGCTTCTATAATTGCAGTATTTAAAGCATATATTTGTGCTTTTATTTCTTTATTACCTACTTCTAATTTTAACTGTTCTGCTAATGCTCCTTTTTGTTCTTCTAATGCTTTTATTTCTGCGTCAGCTTGTTCCTTTGATATTTCTAATAGCTTATCGTTTGCCTCTATTCTATCGTCTATAGACCTACTTATATCATCTCTTATTCTTCTTTGTTCTTCTGCTTGTTTTTCAAATTCTACTATAATTCGTTGATGTTTTGCTTCTAATAAACTTAAATTAGTTGTAGCTTGTGTTATTGCTTCGGCTTGATCCTTTAAACTACTAACTGTAACACCTTTAAAAGTATTATTAAACTCTTCAACAACTACTTTACCCATGTTAGTTATTTCGTTAATACCCTCTCTAAAATCTAATACAATGCCTTTACCTGACTTAATAGCTTCTTCACCTGCTATTCTTATTTCTTCTTTATATCCTGTTATTTGTGCAGTCAGTTCTGCTATTCTTTGTTGATCACCTTTACCTAACCAGGATTTCTCCCAGGCTAACTGTACTTCTTTAATTACTAATGCTACACTATTAAAAGCTAATTTAAGTGGTGTTATTGCTAATGTCATTAAGTTTGACATTATTCTACCTAAAGCGTCAAAGTTATCAGTTAGTCCTGTAATTCTGTCAAATACTGTTTTTACTGTAGTAACAATTTTATTAAATACTAAACCTACCATATTAAACGCAGTAGATACTGTGTCAGCTACTTCTTGGTTTCTCATCATCGCTTCACTTAACTTACTAACTATACTTAGTACAATACCTATAC